GTCGTGTCCAGTTCGACGTGTACTCCAACAATGACAAGACGACCGACGCGCTGGCGACCAAGCTGCTGCTCGCTCTCGATGGCTACCACGGTCCGATGGGTGACGTGAACATCGGGTGGGCCACGATGCTCAACGACTCAGACTTCCCGCCCGAGGAGGCGAAGAACACGGCGACCGGCAACATGGAGCCGCGCTTCCGCCGCTCGCTGGACTTCGAGGTGGCGTACCAAGAGGCGACTCGACTGGAGGTGGCGCCTACAAGCAGTTCCTGAGGTCTCGGTGGTCGCCGGCTAGGACGGGCACCACGGCCCGCAATGGTCGGCGAAGGCAATAGTCCACCCCATCCCTCTCAGCTCGAAGGAGCCACCGTTCAAATGGTTGACGAAGCAACTGTCGCGATCCCGACTCTCGGCACCACGCTGGCGCAGAACGGCCAGCCCATCGGCCAGATCATGGACATCACCGGGCCGCAGCTCTCGACGGACACGGACGAGATCACGAACCACAGCTCACCGGATCACACCGAGGAGTTCATCGCCACGATCAAGCGGACGGGCGAGATCACATTCCCGCTGGTCTTCAACCCCGGCGACGAGGCCCACATGGCCCTGTTCACGGCGTGGCAGAACCGCTCGCTGGACGACTACGTGATGACGTTCCCAGACGAGGAAGGCAACACGGGCGAGGGTGCCTCGTGGAGCTTCAACGCCTACTGCACCGGCTTCTCGAACAGCGCGCCGGTCACAGGCCACCTCGCTGCTGACATCACGCTCCGCCCGAGCGGCAGCCCGCAGTTCAGCTCCTCGCCTTCGGCTTCGTGACCAAGGCCCAGACAGGGGCCACCAGCAACGGCCTGAGGCTCGTCTCGCTCGACGAGCTTCAGGCGCTGCCCCTGCCCACAGAGGAGGTCGAGCTACCCGAGCAGGGTGTGAAGGTGACGCTTCATGCCATCCTCGGGACCGAGCGCGCCGCCCTCGCCGAGAGCCACAAGAAGGATGCCGACGTCGGAGACAGACTCCGGCTTCAGCACGAGGTCATCGCCGTCACGATGGACACGACCCCGGAGAAGGTAGCCGCGTTGCCGGCGGTGACCATCGACCGGCTGTCCAAGGTCGCGCTTCGTCTGACCGGGTTCGCGCCCGATCAGGTGGATCAGGCCGAGAAGGATTTAGCGCCAGCCCCGAACGGCGCCAGTGGCTCGTAGAGGCCCGTCGCTCGGGGCGTAGCGTAGCCGCCATTCAGGCAGGCATGACGAGTGTGGAGATGGTCGATTGGATCGCGTCACGGAGGCTCGACCCCGACGACGCCGAGAAGGACGACATTCGGCACGCTCTGATGCTGGACCTGCTGGCCAAGCTCCTCGTGCCCAAGCGCAAGGGTCAGACCCGGAAGCTGCCAGAAGTCCACGACTATCTGGCAGCCCTTCCGTGGCGAGAGGAGCATCGACCGGCCGCGAAGCTGACACCGAAGCAGCTCATGGCCAAGATCAACGCCGCGATGCGGCAGCTGGGAGGACGAACAGTTGAGCGGTAACGCCATCGCCGATCTGTTCGTCTCGCTCGGCCTCGACACCAAGGCGTTCTCCAAGGGCATCGACGACACCGGTAAGAAGGTCTCGACGTTCGGCAAGGCCACGACCGTCGGGCTCGCTGGAATGGGCGTCGCCTTCGGGGTCATGACCAAGGGTGCGATGGAGGCGGAGCGCGCTCAGGGCGACTTCATGGCCGCCACCGGAGCGACCCGCGCGGAGGCGAAGCTATTCGTCTCGGGGATGGACTCTCTCGCTGGTTCAGTCGGCTCGGTCGGCCTGAGCTTCGAGCAGATCAGTAGCGCGGGCACGATGGTGGCCCAGCAGTTCGGGACCACGGGGCAGGCAACGACCGACCTGACCGAGACCGTGCTGGAGTTCTCGAAGGTTACGAAGCAGGACGCGACTCAGGCAGCGGGCCAGCTCGAAGACACGCTCACGGCCTACGGGCTGTCCGCCAGCGATGCCGCCGGCTTCACCGACAAGCTCGTGGCATCAAGCCAGAAGTGGGGCACGGACGTAGGCCCGACCCAGCTGAGCGTGATCCAGAAGATGGGACCGGCGCTGACCAATCTCGGTGGAGATATGGACGACGCGATCGGCGTGCTGAACCTCTTCGAAGCTTCCGGCGGCAACGCGACTGACGCGATCCGTGGCCTGACGTCGGCGGCGGTGAAGCTCCCGGACGGCCAGAACCTCGACCAGTTCGTGGAGCACCTGAGTGATCTGAAGGAGCAGGGACTCGACCCGACCACGGAGGCGGTCAAGGTGTTCGGCAACAAGGCCGGACTCTCCCTCGCCCGCGCGATCCAGCCGGGCATGGACGGGATGGAGGATTTGACCGCCTCGGCCGAAGAGGCAGACGGCGCCGTGAGGACGGCCGGCGAAGCGATGATGACCACGAGCGACAAGATACGTGGCATCGCGGACAAGATGATGGCCGGGGCACGGGAGATAGGTCAGGGGTTTGGGCCAGCGATCACAGGTGCCGCCAGTCTGGCCACCCTCGGTGGAAGTCTCGCCCGTTCGCTCAAGATCGGGACGCTCGTGTCGCCGCTGGCCAAGGTGTTCAAGGCGGGCATCGCCGGCGGGTGGGCAGCAGCCTCGAAGGGTGTCTCACTGGTCGCGGCTCCGATCACCGCCGCTATCTCCCGCGCGTTCGCCGGCATCGGGGCATCGATCGCCGCCAATAAGACGGTCATGGGTGGGATCGACAACGTGGGCAAGCTGATGGGAGGTCGGCTCGGTACGGCGATGAAGGGTGTGGCCATCATCGCCCTCGCCGCGATCGCCGCCGAGCAGTGGGGCCAGCTCCAGCAGCAGATCGCCGACAACCGCGCCAAGGCAGCTGAGGTCCAGAAGGCGTCCGGTGACTTCCTCTCAGGGATGCCCACGGCCACAGAGGTTCAGGCCAAGATCGACGCACTGAAGGCGCTGCCGTCCTCGCTGGACCCACTGAAGCGCGCACTGTTCGAGACGGGCGGTCTCGGTGGACTCCTCGGGGCTGACCCGAAGGCGGTCTGGCAGACCCAGATCGACGAGCTGCAGGCGTACCTCGACAACGGCGCCGCGCCCGCCATCGCCGACTCGGTGGAAGGCATCAGCGAGGCTGGCGCCGACGCGCTGACCACGGGCGCGACCACCGTCGACAAGGCGTTCGATGATCTGGTCCAGAGCTACGAGGATGGCTCGGCGGCAGTCGTGGACGCAGGGTCGCAGCTGGCGATGAAGGATGCCGAGACAGGCATCTGGAACCTCGGCCCAGATATCGACGCGGCGAGTGAGGAGACTCAGGACGCGATCACTGATTGGGTCACGACACAGAACGACGCGGTGGTCGCTGGCGCGGGCAAGCTCGGTGCCTCGCTGGACGACCTGAAGGGCGACATCACCTCGAAGCTCTCTGCCGTCCAAGACGCCTTCTCGCTGGACGTGGACACGAAGAAGAAGAAGAACATCTCGGGCGCGAAGCGACTCAGCCAGATGGCCGACGACATCGACAAGATCACGAAGCGCATGAACGAGTCGATCAAGGCCAACGACCCAGTCAACACGGCGTATTGGGAGCAGGCTCTCATCGACGCCAAGAACAAGTACGACACGGCCAAGAACAGCATCTCGGTGGACGCCGACCAGATCGCCGCCGACGTCGCTGCCGCTACCTCCTCAGCTGGCGCCGACATGAACCATCTGGGCGACAAGGCGAACACGGCAGCGGCCACGATCAACTCGGCAGCAGCGACCGTGACCCTCACCCCTGCCGTGACTGCCGTCGATCTGGCGGCGGACGACATGCGCGAGAATTTCAGGTTGACCGGACAGGCGGCAGCGCAGGTCCCGAACGGGATACAGGCCAACGTCGAGGCCGCGGGCACCGCTTCCCAGCACCTCGCCACTGCGGCGTCTACTCCTCTCGACAACCTGAACCTGTACAACTACGGCGAGCACGCATCGAGCGACTGGATCAGTGGCCTGAAGGATGGGGCAGCGAACCTCGGGTCGGTGGCCAGCCACTGGGCCAACCTGCTGGCCGACAAGCTCGGGTTCAGCTCTCCTCCTCCAGAGGGTCCGTTGCACGACCTCCCGCATTGGGGTCCGCACATGATCGACCAGTGGCTCGGCCCGATGGAGCGCAGCGGTCTGCCCAAGGTGGCCCACTTCGCCAGCCGTCTGGCCGCCGCGATGTCAGGGGTCAAGGATGGCCACAAGTCGGCCGACTGGTACGACACGGCACGACCGGTCAATCACGACGTCGCCCCGCTGCCGTGGCGCCACCGCCGGCACCCTTCCAACCCCGATGTGGGTGACTCCTCAGACGGCGGCATCACGATCAACGTGACGGTGCAGGGCAACATCTATGGCCCCGGTGGAACGAAGCAACTGGCCGCCGATCTGGACCGCTACCTGCGCCGTTCGAAGCGTGGTGGACAGCGACTTGTCGGGGCGTACTGATGGCCCTGTGGAAGTTCACCAACGTAACCAAGTCGCTGGCCTGCTGGCCCACCCTCTCGGGGCTGGAGTTCACCGATAGCCACCCGCAGGAGCTAGCCAGCTTCGGGGCCACCCTCGTCGACCCCGAGAACCTAATCGAGTTCGACCTCGACGATGAGCTGCTGGTCGAGTACTCGATGAACGAGCGCGACTACACCACGGTGTTCGGTGGAGTCGTCACCGACCGCACCATGACCGACATGGGACGGGATGCGCCACGGGTCTGGCAGGTCGCCGCATCTGACTACGTGGTGCGCTTGGCGGACACCCTCATCACGGGCACGAGGCCCGCGGAGTCGGCCGCTGAACGCGTGGCGTGGATCGTGGCATTCCTCCCGGATCAGGGCATCACAGCGACCGTCCTAGACGGCCTCGGCGCACCGCTGGAAGCTCACGAGGAGTACGGGGGTGTGACCAAGATCGAAGCTCTCGACGAGGTCGCCCAGTTCCTCGACGCCACGTGGTACGTCGACTTCGACAAGGTGCTCCACTTCTACACCGGGTTCGAGGCATACACCGCTCCGTTCGCGCTGGTCCATCCGGCCGATCCACCGGACTCGTACCCGTACTGGAATTTCGAGTTGACCGACTCGCTGGCCGACGCGGCGACACGGGTGCTGGTTCAGGGCAAGGACTCCTCCCTGTGGAGGATCAACGCCGCCGCCGAGACCGAGCTGGGTCGGGAGATACAGCGCCAGATCAGTGACGACCGACTGGACACGACAGCGAAGATGGAGGCCGCCGGCGATACCTTCCTCGCGAATGCGTGGCCGCCGCCACGGAAGGGCAGCGCGACCCTCCTGACTGCTGGACTCCGATCGGGCCAGCTGGTCCACGTGACCTATCCCGAGTGGGCTGACGACGGGGTGGACGCCGACTTCGTGATCAGCTCTGTGTCGGTCGAATTCCTCGAGCCGAACACGGGCACGGAGACGGAGCTACCGCCCGAGTGGATAGCTCCTTCAGACTCCACCCCGTTCGGTCCCATGACCATGTGGTGGCCGTACTGGAGGTTCGCCGATCTCGCCTTCGTGGAGGACGTCGCCGCCGACATGGCGTACATGAACCAGACCGGCGTGATCCTGATGGGCATGCAGTGGGGCAGCCACTACGCCCTACCGTCGACGGACCTGCTCGACAAGCTCGACGCGTTCATCGCTGCTGGCGTGACTCCTTACCTCGGCCTGTGGGTCGGCAAGCTTGATGGAGACGACCAGTCCGTGGGACTCTCCGCGTGGGGCGCCGGGTCTGGCAGGTGGGGTGGGATCGTGCTCGACGCCGAGAACCAGTGGGTCAACCACGTCAAGGACAACCCGGCCGCTGCCCGCTCCGACTTCGACGACTTCATGGCCATCTTCCGCCCGCTGACAGCGAACCTCGCTGTCGCCTGCTACGCCTCGCCGACCTCCTTCCCGAATTACAAGTACGAGTGGTGGAACGAGTCGGTCGACACCTTCCTGCCGCTGGCCTACTTCAACTCGTCGGGCGACACGGCAGCCCGCATCCTGTCGACGATGTACCGGAAGTTCAACGCAGTCTCGGCCGATTGGGACGATCCGATCGTGGCCGTCGTGCCGGTGATGAACGGCTACCGCTCTACGCTCTCGGACGCCGAGGTGGCCCAGCGGAGGAAGTACCTCGACATTGCCTTCGCCCAGTCTGGCGCCGCTCAGGTGTGGCGCTGGATCGGGAGCTTCCCGAACAACATGCGCGAGATGCTCCACGATGTGTAGGACGACCCGTAGGGCTGACGTGGCAGACCGTAACCCCACCGAGCGGGATAAGTTCGCATGACCGTGATCGACGACATTGTCGCGCGAGCAGAAGCTCAGATCGGCAAGCCGTATGTCCTCGGCACGGAGGGGCCGTCTACCTTCGACTGCTCAGGTCTCATGTGGTGGGTGTTCGATCAGGAGGGGCAGGGCGCGCTGATCGGCGGCACGCGCCGGCGGGCTGCTGGTTACACCCGCTGGTTCGCTGACCAAGGCCAGTTCACCCGAGACTTCCGACGCGCCCAGCGGGGCGACATGATCGTCTACGAAAACCCGGTCGGGCACGTGGGCCTATACCTCGGAGGAGGTCAGATCATCTCCGCGCTCGTGCCGCCGTACGGCGTCAGGCGCACTGGCTACAACCGCATCTCGGTGCCGTTCTACGGAGTCCTGCTCGTGGACTACGGAGACGCGCGCACAGGTGACGATGATGCCGACGACACGACTGGCGACGAGGACGACACGATCTACGCGGCGGACCCTGACTGGAGTTCGGTCGCGGTCGAATTCCCTCACGGTCGGGCGTTCTGGCACATCGAGTTCGAGGACCGGCCTCGGAGGGCCAGCGGGAAGGCTGGCTCGGACATCATCAACACGATCACGCGCCGCCGCCCGCCTGAGCCCGAACCTCCTCCACCGACCCCGGATGCCACGATCGTCGACGATACGCCGCTGTCGCTGGACGTGTGGCAGCTCACCCAGCAGAACATTGACTACAGCATCACCAAGCCGATCGTCGGTTCGCTGAACATCGACGACCATAGCTTCGACTACGACCATGCGCCGGGAGCTACCACGGTCCGTGTGGGCAGCGATATCGAAGGCGAGGTGACGTGGCCGTTCGCTGGTTGCGGCGGACTGATGCCGGGATGGACTGGCGAGACGCGCAACGAGATTTGGGGAGAGCTTGACCTGACGGGTGGCGTCGATGCCGACTGGCTCGGCCTACGCATCGAAGGTTCGGGCAGCGATTGGGTTGTCGGGCCCGCCGCCTACGGCGCAGTCGCGGGCGCCACGCCGATCGCCGACGGGATGCAGTACCTTCTGTGCTGGGGCTATCCCACCCCGACAGGGCCGACCGAATACTCGGTGGTGGTGGGCATCGCCAACGTCTTCGACGACTGGTCCGTGTTCGTGCCACGAAACCTGCTGGTCGCTGGTATGAACGCCTTCGTCATAGCTCCTTCGTGGATCGCCTCGGGCTGGTTTTGCCAGCAGGACTTGGACGATCCGGGTCCGGGCCACCACCGGCCCGCGATCGACGGCAGCGGCAACTCGGCCGTGGCCGAGATACCGGCCAACCTGCTGGCCACCGTGACTCCCGTACTCCTCTCAGGTCCGGGCAAGACTCCGTGGGTGCCCGGTGACGGCGACGTCGATGGGACCAACGCAACCTTCGAGCTACTCAGCTGGGACGGGACCGGCGCACCCGAGGCACGGATCGACGACGTGATCCTCAGCCCCGCTGACTACACGTTCGACGCGGGCGCGTTCACCGTAACCTTCCGAGAGCCACCGGACACCGGAGCCTCGGTCACCTTCCGCTACAACATCGTCTGATGCTGAGCCTCGTGCTGGACCTATTCCGTCAGGTGAGGGGCATCCTGCGCCCGTTCAATGGCGGCCTCGGCAACGGGCAGGGGTGGGGCCGTGGCACGATCATCCCCATCTCCAACAGGACGGGCGGCGACCTGCCGCTAATGACGGTCGTCCACCCGGTCACGGCTGGAGGAGCTAGGGCCGAGCCGACCACCACGGATGCCCAGACCGACGTACTTGGCGTGGTCGTTGGCTACCTCGACCAGACGGGGCTGCTCATCGAAGCTGACGCGCCCGACGGCTCGACCGTGGCCGTCCTGACGGCGGGGGTGACGAGTGTCCTGATCGACGCCAACGTGGAGCGCGGCGACTTCGCGTTCGCTGCCGCCACCGATGGTCAGGCTCGTGGAGGAGCTTCAGCTGGACCCGGTGCATTCGGCCAGTTCGTGGGGTCCGGCGCCGCTGGCCAGTACGCGCTGGTCCGGCTCTCGCCGACAGGCTTCGGAGCTTCACCTGTCGTCTACGCGCCGACCACTGCTGACTACCTCGTCGGGACAGCTCAGGCTGGTCTGTCGGCGGAGATCGTGGTGGGCGCGACACCCGGTGGAGAGCTGGGCAATACGTGGGCCTCGCCAACGGTCGACACGACCCACTCTGGTTCGTCCCATGCTGCAACAGAGGCAGCTGCGGAGAGCTACTCAGACGCGGCCCTAGCCGCCCACACGGGAGATACGACCGACGCTCACGACGCCTCTGCCGTCTCGATCGCCGACTCGGGTGGCTACTTCGCCGCCACCGACGTCGAGGGTGCTCTTCAGGCTCTGGCCTCGGGTGCCGTCACCGGCGCCGCTGACCCTTGGACCACGATCATCAAGGCCGCTGACCAAGACGTGTTCTCGAACACGACCGGCGTGGACGACACCCACCTCCAGTTCGCCACAGCCGCCGGCACGATGTACGTGATCGAGATTTACATCATCTATGCCTCGCCTGTGGGAGGAGGGGTGCCCGACATCAAGATCGTGGTCGGCGAGGACGGTACTCCTTCCCGCGGCATGATGCAGGCCAACGGTTTCAGTACGGCAGACAACGCTCAGTCGTCCAACCTGCTGGCCAACAACGGCTCACTGACCGCCTTCGGTGGAGCTGCCGCCAAGCGTATGATCCTCGGCCGTGGCGCGTTCCTCGGCAACGGCGGCACGATGAAGTTCAGGTGGTGCCAGAACACCACGTCGACGGACGTGACGCGCGTCTACGCCGGCTCCGTTCTCCGATACCGCGCGATCTGATTGGCGCCGCTAGCCTTGGGGTCATGGGGGTGAGCGCACTCGTGGGCACGAGGGATAGGCTGGTGCTATGGACTTCATCGTCGGATGCGCCGCAGGAGTCCCCGTTGGACTCCTCGTCTACATCGCCGTCTGGATCATCGCGCGAACGACGGTCACGCTCCGGCCGCGGTGAGGAGGAGCTTCGGGCTCGCCTCCTTCTCGTGGCCGGTCTCGGTCTGATCCTCTGCGCGATCCTCCTCGCTGACCCGTTCCGGCTGTACCCGGACAACCACGCGAGTGACACCCTGATCGGACTGCTGCTGGCCAGCGGGCTGGTAGCTCTAGGGGTCAAGGGTCTGGAGTCGCTGGTTCGTAAGTGATCATCGTCGACGCTCCGACCGCGTTCCAGTTCCTCCTCGCCGTCGTCTCGCTCGTGATCTGGGTCGCCGTCCTGTGGCGCAACCGGGCAGCGATCACGGCCTCGGGCAACGCTCGTGCCCTGCTGCTGATCCTGATGGTTGCCGTCCTGCTCCTCTCGGAGTTCATCCCGTTCACGGCGGGCTGGTACGTCGCCGGCATCTCGGTCACGGACGTGCTCCGTGGACTCCGCTCGGGCATCGTGCTGATCGTCGGCATCGCCTTCCTCACGCTCGGACCCTCCCGTTCGCTGGACGACGACTGACCGTTCGCCAATAAGGAATTAGGCCCACTTGGTGACAGCTGTCACCAGTACGGGACTAACGAGGCCCGTTGTGGGACTTATGGCGCAGATACCCTCTAGACAGCTCGTGACGCGGCACTTACCTTTTCCCTTGTCCCCGGTGGAGACGGGGAGAGCGTGAAGAAGTAGCCCGACCAAGTGGTCAGGTGGCGGCGAGGCGACAAGCCTCTAGCCCGATGGAGGGTCAGACCCTTCTAACCACCCCAGCGAGGAGCGATCCTCCGACCAGTACGAAGCGGGGCCCGAACGAACGGACCTACAGCTACTTCCGACATAGAACGATTGCAAGCTCCCAGATCGCGAGAGCGCGTGGGAGTCTCCAACCAATACTGAAAGTCGATAACCCCTCTAACCGGACAGCAGGAGCCGCATCGCGGCGACCGTGGCGGCGAGGGGTCCAGCGGAACCGACCTACCGCTGCTGATGAGACAGGTCAAAGGAGAACGAGCGATGAGCATCCACGTCGGCGAATACGCCGCCATCAAGTACGACGACGGCACCCAGAGCACGGTGGTCGGTCGCGTGATCCGAGTCACCCAGACCGAGGCGGTCTTCGAGT